TAGATTATGTGATTGCAATTGATACTGACTCTCTCTATATTAATATGGGAGAACTCGTCCAAAAATTTAATCCTAAAAATCCAGTTAAGTTTTTGGACGAGATTTGTAAAACACATTTTGAGAAAGTCCTAACTAAATCTTATGAAGAACTTGCAGACTATACGGGTGCAATGACTAACCGTATGGAAATGGGTAGAGAAGTAATCGCAGACAAAGGTATCTGGGTTGCAAAGAAAAGATATATTCTAAATGTTCACAACTCAGAAGGTGTACAGTACAAAGAACCTAAACTAAAGATTATGGGTATCGAAGCAATCAAGTCATCAACTCCAGAGTTGGTTCGTGATAACATGAAAAAACTATTTAAGATTATTATTACACAAACACAAAATGATGCACAACACTTTGTAAGTGTATTCAAAAATGTATTCAAAGACTCTCCCGCAGAAGATATATCTTTTCCGAGAGGAGTCCGTCATGTAAAAAAATATGCAGATAGAAGTACTATCTATGGTAAAGGAACACCAATACATTCTAGAGGTTGTCTATTGTATAATCATTATCTCAGACAGAATAATCTAACAGTTAAGTATGAAGAAATAAATAACGGAGAAAAAATTAAATACACTTATTTGAAAACTCCCAATCCAATAAATGAAAATGTGATTTCTTTCAAAACAGTTTTACCAAAAGAATTAAACCTAAATAAATATATCGACTATGATAAAATGTTTGAGAAAACTTTTCTTGAACCACTTGAACCAATCTTTGATGCTGTTGGTTGGAGTGCAGAACCAAAAGCATCACTTGAGGACTTTTTTAATTGAAAACAAAACTACATAACGGAATTAAATACTATGAGTTTCATCAAGGTTATTGGGTAAGTAAATGTGGACAAACTGCCTCTAGTTGGACTAAGGGTAAAAACTCTTTTGTTAGTGAGACAAAATTCTATGTAAAAAAACCAATACCTAAACCAGATAAAAGACCAGGCTATAGAGGTGGATATGTTGAAATGACAATCTATCCATTTAGAGTTGATATACCTATCTTACAAGAACAATTTCTGGTGCATGATTTAGACCCCAATGCTGGTTTTCAAACTACCGTTAATCCAGATAGAATAAGAATAACATTAAAGGTTCATAGATTGGTTATGACATTATTTAAACCTTTTGCAGACAACTGTGAAGGTACTGGAATTACAAAAGAAGATTTCTTAAATACTCCAGCATCTGTTCAAAAACTTTTACACAAACAAATGGTAGTAGACCATATTGACCATAACAGAGCAAACAACCACATTGACAATTTACGTTGGGTCACATCTCATCAAAATGCTCAAAATAGAATTAATGCTAGAAGAGAAAAAGGATTTGATACAGATTTTCCTTTAGTAGACCCATTAACAAGAAAACATTATTCTGAACTAACAGTTGAAGAAAAAACTAAACTTGGACATATAGGAAGACCACATAGTAGTGTCAGAACACATACTCCATACCTTGACAAAGAAAGAATTACACCGTATAATACAAAATCAACATTAGAGGACTTTTTTGAATAATGGCACAAGTACATGAAATGATTTATATGAAGATGACTAATGGAGAGTACATCTATGGAACTAATTTAGATATTGGTAGATATAGTGTTAAACACAAATGCGAATGCGAACGTGAGTTTGACCACGTACCACCATGCAAGTTAGAAGGTCAAGGTGGATACTCAGACGGGTCAAAAGCATTTAAGTATGTTGGTACAGACCATGACCCAATGACTCACTCGCACCCACCAAGTAAAGAACAACTTCATACTGACGCATGGGGTAAAAAAGTTTTTAAGAAAACAAATGGTTGGGATTATGAAACGGGTGAATTTATTTACAACGAAAAATGGTAGGAGTAATTATGGATTATGTTATTGCAATTCTACAAGTGAGTGGAATAGTAATTCTATGTTATCTATTTGTTATGTTCGGAATATCAGGTAAACTGAAAAACTTTTTATCTGATAGTTGGGGTGTAATAATGTGGTTAATAGGAATGAGAAAATTTATTAAGAAAGATGAAAAAGACAGAGACGGTGGTTGGTAAAGAACACGAAAAAAGAATGAAGAAGTATCGTAAGATATGGAAAGAACAAGGTTGTATGCATTGGAGAGACTCTTCCGATTGACATTCTTTGTTGTATCATGTATAATATGCGACAATGTATAGTCTAACTATTTTTAAGAACACATATGACAATAAGACGCATAGGACTATGCAGTTTCAGTCGTGGGACAAATTTGCATTGTTGTTATATGAGTTATCCAATAAGGAAGGTGTAAAAGGTGGAAATAATAGTTCTTCTCTTATTAGTCCTGCTCAGTTTCACGAAGGTGGGACAAGGAGTAATAAGAATGTTAATAAATGGGGTTCTTGGGCTTGTCTTGATTGCGATAGTTTTATACTTGATAACAATCCTTGTACTGAACCTGATACTGTTCGCAGTTTAGAAAAACAACTCTATCAAATGTTTGGTGCATACGAATACGTATGTTATAGTACTGCATCATCTACAGTTAAGAAACCAAAGTTTCGTTTGGTGTTTCCACTAACCAAAGAAGTCCACGCAAAAGATTTATCTCACTTTTGGTTTGCAATGAATAAAGAATTTAAAGATATTGGAGATGAACAAACTAAAGACCTTGCAAGAATGTATTATGTTCCCGCACAATATCCAAACGCATATAACTTTTATTTTAGAAACAGTGGTATCACACTTGACCCACAAATGTTAATGGAGAAACATTCTTATATTGAAAACAAGGGTAAGAACTTTCTAGATAGATTACCACCAGAGTTGCAACAAGCAGTTGTTGAACATCGTAAGAGTAAACTAAATAATACTAATTATAGTTGGACGGGATTTTCTGATTGTCCATTTTGGTCTAAGAAACTCGAAACAGAATATCGTGCGATTACTGAAACGGGTTGGTACTACAAGATGTATCAGATTATGGTTGCGGTATGTGGTAATGCAGTATCGAAAGGATATCCTATCACTGCAGAACAAGTCGCAACATTATGTAAAGAGTTTGACGGTGTCACGGGTGGTTGGTATAAAAATCGTGATATGGTAAAAGAGTCAGATAGAGCATTAGAGTATGTCTACAGAAACAGAAGTTAAGACCGTGAAGATATTAGTCACTGGTGGTGCGGGATTTATTGGAAGTCATCTAATGAATTCTTTACTAACAAAAGAATATGATTTATATTGTGTTGGGGTAGACAACTTTAATAATTACTATGACCCGCAACTAAAGAAAGATAGGTGTGAAGAGTTTGGTTTAGAAATAAGAGATTGTGATTTAAATGACTTTGAGAGATTGGATATGTTGTTTCAATCATACGAACCTGATATCGTAGTGCATCTAGCCGCACGTGCGGGTGTACGTAATAGTATGGGTAATGAACATTTGTATCATAGAGATAATATCGAAGGTACACAAAATCTAATTAACGTATGTAAACTACATCAAGTAGAGAAAGTAATATATGCGTCCACAAGTTCTGTATACAGTGGGACAACTACTTTGCCTTGGACAGAAGATAACGTCCAACCGCATCAAAGAAATCCTTACGCATATACTAAGTATGTAAACGAATGTCAATTTAAAATGTCGGGATTACATAATATCGGTCTAAGATTTTTTACAGTGTATGGGCCATGGGGTAGACCTGACATGGCACTCTTTGATTTTAGTACAAGTATTATAAAAGATAAACCAATCAAAGCATATAACTATGGATTGATGAAAAGAGATTTTACTTACATCGATGATATTGTTGAAGGAATAAAACTTGTTATCTTTAATCAAGACATAGAGTCTGGAGAGATATTTAATATAGGTAATGGTAAACAAGTTGAACTTATGAAGTTTATAGATAGAATTGGAAAAGAATTAAACAGAGAACCAAAAGTAAATTTAGTACCACCGCACCCCGCAGATGTTCTTGAGACTTGGAGTAATACAAACAAACTACAGAAGTTGGGATATCAACCTATGGTCGATATAGAAGAAGGTGTTGCACATTTTATGGAATGGTATAAAGATTATATGGAAGTGAACTAATGAAGTACAATAAAGAAGAATGGGAAAATCTTGCGTCTTGTATAAAGTCGGAACAAGTTCCCCCACGTGATGTATTTGAAATATTTTTAAATAACCCAGAGTTTGCAGAATGGTACAGAAACAAGACAGTAAAATAAGAATGGGTATTGTCGGACATGGTTTTGTCGGTAAGGCAATTGACTATGCGTTTACTCATGAACTAGTCGATAAGTTTTTAGTAGACCCTTTGTATGATACTGACATAGATAATTTAGTAGATTACAAACCTATCATGACTTTTATTACTGCACCTACACCAATGCATGATAATGGGACAGTAGACGCATCAATAGTTGAAGATGCAGTTTTAAAACTTATACAACACACTCGAAGTATTGTTGTTATCAAATCAACAATTACACCAGATGTAATTAATCGTTTATACAATTCTATACATGATGAAGATAAACAAAGACTTACTTACAACCCAGAGTTTCTAACAGAGAACTCCGCAAAGGAACAATTTATTTATTCACCACACCATATCATAGGTGGCCCAACACCAGAGTCTTGTGCGAAGGTAATAGAGTTTTATAATAATTTTAGTTTATGTGTTGGTAAAAACTTTATACAGATGACACCACAAGAAGCATCTTTTGTTAAGTATGCAATCAATAGTTATCTTGGAATGAAAGTGACATTCTTCAACCAACTACATGATGCAGCTCTTGACTTTAGTTGTAGTCCACAAAGAATTATTGATGCTGTATCTGCAGATAAAAGAATAGGATATTCCCATACCCGTGTTCCAGGCTTTGACGGGAAGAAAGGTTTTGGTGGTGCGTGTCTACCAAAAGATATGAATGCATTTGTTAAATTTAATCAGGACTTGACTTTAATTGCGGAGTCTGTTAAAATTAACAACAAAATGCGAGAAGAGTATGAACTCGATGAACGTGAGAAAAATAATAACATAAAGTTTGAGGATAAATAATATGCCGTCTATTATGGATAAACTAAAAAAGAACTCTACGATTGCACATACGGAAGTTCTTTCTGAGTCTCAGTTTTTTGGAGATACAGATGTAGTACCTACAGATGTACCTATGATTAATGTTGCACTAAGTGGTAATACCGAAGGTGGTATCACACCAGGCCTTACCGTCCTTGCAGGCCCTAGTAAACATTTCAAAACATCGTTTGCACTAAAGATTGCAAGTTCTTATTTAGAAAACAAGAAAGACTCAGTCTTACTTTTTTATGACTCAGAGTTTGGTTCTCCACAATCTTACTTTGAACAATTCAACATTCCTATGGACAGAGTGTTGCATACACCTATCACAAATGTAGAAGAACTTAAGTTTGATTTAATTAAACAGTTTGAAGAACTAGAAAGAGATGACAATGTCATCGTAGTGATTGACTCTATTGGTAATCTTGCAAGTAAGAAAGAACTTGAAGATGCACTGAGTGAAAAGTCAGTTGCAGATATGTCTCGTGCAAAAGCACTAAAAGGATTATTCAGAATGTCTACACCTTATCTTAAGATGAAGAACATTCCATTGATTGCAGTAAACCATACTTACAAAGAGATTGGTTTATTTCCGAAAGATGTAGTTGGTGGTGGTACGGGTATTTATTATTCTGCAGATAACATTTGGATTGTTGGTAGACAACAAGACAAGTCTGGTACAGAAATAAAAGGGTATCACTTTATTATTAATATAGATAAGAGTAGATATGTTAAAGAAAAGTCGAAAATTCCTATCTCGGTGTCGTGGGAAGGTGGTATACAGTCTTACTCAGGTTTGTTGGACGTTGCTGTTAACGGTGGTTATATTATTAAGCCTAGTAATGGTTGGTATATGGTTGTTGATAAAAATACTGGTGAAAGTATTGGAAACAAGGTTCGTGAGAAAGACACTCTCAATTCTGAGTTCTGGAGTCCGATATTTGAAACGACAGATTTCAAAGATTATATAAAACACACTTATTCAATATGAGTGATTGGGAATTGACTAAACAACACCAACAAGGTATTTTAGATAAACTCAGTGAAGGAGTTCACTATGAGATTATCCCACAAGTAGATGATACTAGGGGTTGGGACGTAAGACTACTAGAAGAATATCCTGAAACGGTAATTCGGTACGGTAAGGTTGCGTTTGACGGAAAAAGAGATGCACTTACATTTAATTATGAGATAGTGAGTAGTCCTGACCCCGACTTAGAAGTAGAAACAAATTTGACATTTCAGGAGTACTGTGGTAGAATACTCTCCAACATAATTGAACAATCAATCTCGGAAGGTACTTTACTCGCACAAGATAAAGATACGGGAGAGGTTGGTGCAACTCAAGAAACTTTAGAATGGTTAAAAGATGAATATCAACCTAGAACAGACGATACTTAGAAACTTACTCACTAACGAAGAGTATACAAGAAGAGTTTTACCTTTTCTTGTTCCCGATTATTTTGACGGTGTATATAAAGACTTATTTAAAGAAGTCGCAAAGTTTGTATCCAAGTATAATAAGATACCAACCCTTGAGTCATTCAAGATTGAGATAGATGAAAGTGGTAAACTTAGTGAAGAGAATTATCGACAAGGTATGGAACTCTTACCGAATATCTTTACACCCGAGTCCGAGAACTTAGATTGGTTGATTGAAAGAACTGAGAAGTGGTGTCAAGACCGTTCAGTATATAATGCAGTCATGGAGTCTATCTCTATCATTGACGGTAAACATGCAACTCTAAAAAAGAATGCGATACCTGACGTATTGTCAAAGGCTCTTGGAGTTTCTTTTGATACTAATATCGGACACGATTATCTTGAACAAGTAGATGAACGATATGATTTCTATCACGAACAAGAAGAACGTATACCTTTTGATTTAGATAACTTCAACAAGATAACCAAAGGTGGATTACCTAACAAGACTTTGAATATCGCACTTGCGGGAACGGGTGTGGGTAAATCTTTATTCATGTGTCATTGTGCATCTAATATATTATCACAAGGACGTAATGTATTGTATATCACTATGGAGATGGCTGAAGAAAGAATTGCAGAAAGGATTGATGCAAACTTATTAAATATTCCGATTGACCAAATAGAAAACTTATCCAAAGATATGTTCAAGGATAAAGTGTCGCAGATAAATGCAAAGACAGAAGGTAAATTAATTATCAAAGAATATCCTACGGGTCAAGCAAACACTTCTCACTTCCGTGCATTATTAAATGAATTGAAACTTAAAAAGAATTTTGTTCCTGAAATAATCTTTATTGATTATCTAAATATCTGTGCATCAAGTAGAATGAAAATGATTGGTGGTGCAGTAAACTCTTATTCTTATATCAAGAGTATTGCAGAAGAGATGCGTGGACTTGCAGTAGAATTTAATGTACCGATTATGAGTGCAACACAAACAAACCGTCAAGGGTTCTCAAGTGACGACCCAGGCCTAGAAGATACTTCTGAGTCATTTGGTTTACCCGCAACTGCGGACTTGATGTTTGCATTGATATCAAATGATGAACTGAACTCTATGGGTAAGATACTTGTCAAACAGTTAAAAAACAGATATAACGACCCGACTAAATACAATAGATTTACTTTGAAAGTAGACCGAAGTAAAATGAAACTAGAAGATGATGACAATCAGAATATGGTCACAACTAAAGATGATGTACCCGTGTTTGATAAATCAGAAGCTGG